GAAGCCAAAGCAGTTAAAGCACAAGCAGCAGTTGGCACAGCATATGCAAAACTTGAAGCTGCGGCAAATGCAGCAGCAGAACAAGCTGCCGCAGCGGCCAAACATGTGAGTGAAACAGTTGCCAATGACATTGCACCTGCTGCTAAAAAGCTAGCTGACACGGTAGTTAAAGATGTCACTGCTGCTGCAACACAAGTGGCCAGCGACATTGCTGAAACAGTTGAAGAAGTAAAAACTGCTGCAACAAAACGTGCGTCCAAAGCTGCTAAACCTACGTCAGAATCTGCACCTGGCCAATCTAAGAAGCCACGTGCGCCTCGCAAGCCCAAAGACGAAACGCCTGCTGAATAATCATTGACAATGCTGCATGATCTGCTATTGTATAGATAACATCAATACAAGGAGTTGGTATCATGCAGCAACGTACTAAACGGTTGTTAATGATTTGGGTGGGTGTCATTGCTAACATTTGTGCATACATCTTATTGGGCGTGGGTGCAGGGTGGGCGGTGAGACAGTTGCCTACCAATTTTGCCATAGCAGCAGTGATAGTTGCAGTTGTGGGATATGCAGGATGGATAACTTTTCAAATTGCCAAACTGCGACTGGAAAAAAAAGAATATACCGAAGCTCGCGTGTTGCGTGAACTCAGAAAAGGCTACGACGAATGACACACATGGTCGGACCTTACCTTACTACTACCAATTACAATCCCAAGCGCAAACTCAATGCCAAGCAAAAGCGTGCAGTGGAAGAACATGAAGCTTGGCTCAAGTCACGTGGCATTGGCGCTAAAACCAAGACTGACAAACGTGTAGCATCTCCCAATAACATTCCTGATTACCGTGCAGGTAATCGTGCTGCTGTGCCCTTGGGCAACAAGTTGGGCAATGGTTATCAAACAGGCGTTATGGTTAACCTTAAAAATGAATCAATTGCAACTCAAACTGAAATTTTAGCTAAAGCTAAAAGAATTGCACCTGCTTTTTCAAAAGGTGCATATCAATTCATTACACCTGGCACAGATCTTTCAGACTTAGGTAATAAGAAATAACTTACATTTAGCAAAATGCCATCGATGCATCATATGACGCATTCCAGTTTTTTTACAATGAGGGCATTCTACTTGACAAGTATTACGTCGTGTTTCCCACATTAATGCATATCTAGCAGGATCTCTTTCTTTAGATTCTACTGCTCGTATTTTCCGCGGTTTAGATGATTTGCTAGATTCAGTACCATTGGTTCGTCTAGTTTCCCAAGATTTTGCACGAGACTCTGGTGTATTGAAATGAGTAGTATTGTACTTTTCTTTTATAGTGACTAAACGTTTAAGTTTAGTAGAAGAAGACTGTATGTACCCACTGTGTCCTTCGCCGCCGTCTGTTTGATTGAGAAGTATACCTGCTTGTCCATTTTCATAAAGACAATCTTTTCTACCATACCATCTGATAAGTCGTCGTTCTAATGCAAACGCCCATAATTCATTCAAATCATCTGCAATTATAACAATCTTGCTGCTATCGTTTGGTACAGTTACTCTACCATGTGATTGCCAAGCACGATTGCCCTTGCCTTTTCCAATATAATATGGTGTATTGTCTGATTGCCGTATGTATGCATATACATAATATCCCACTGGATATTGCCGATAAGTATTCATGCTGTTGTTCCTCATAACAATAGAGTAGTTGGAGACGCCAATCTCGCGAACTACAATATTATTTATGTTTCTCTTGCATATTACATTATGGTTGTGTAGTATTATCGATATCGCAGATTTAGGAAAGAAAAAGTAATGGCCAAAGAACCAGAACCAATAGTAATTGGCGGAGGTTTCAGCGGGTTCATCACCACGGCAGCAGTTTTGGTTTCTATAGTAATAGTGGCAGGTTTGGCGCAGCATCAACCGCCGCGCGACAACAGTGATCCCCCTGGCGGTCGCAGCAACATGTCTGTGTTGACTGATGCGCTCACAGGTTGCCAGTATCTTGCCACGCAACGTGGCGGTATCACACCTCGCATGGACGCTGACAACAAACAAGTTTGTAATTAACTAGGAAACATAGATGAACACACACTACGCCACATCATTAGCAGCAATTGGCACACATGAGTTTTCTGGCAGCAATGCCAGCTTGATCAAAGATCGATTGAGTTATATTGCTGACATTGTGGACCTTGACAGTTTGAAAACTGTCATGGAGATTGGCAGTTGGGATGCGCTGGATTCTATGGAATTTGCAACACTACTGCCCACTGCACAAGTTCATATCTTTGAAGCAGCCGCAGATAATATTCCCACTTGCAATGCCAATTTATCCAGGCTAGATTCTGCAACTCGCAATCGTATCAAACTGTGGAATATGGCAGGCAACGACCGTACAGGTCTTATGGAGTTCAATGCAGTGGATCTTGCCAATAGCCAAACCAAATACAACATGGGTGTTGGCAGCAAGTACAAGTTAATTGAAGGCTTGGAAGGCAGTTTTATCAACGAACATTGGGCACAGAAGACTGTGAAAGTCTGGGGCTACAAGCTGGATGATTGGCGTAAAGCCTACAATATTCCTGCCATTGATGCCATATGGATGGATGTGCAAGGTGCAGAATTAGATGTACTACGAGGTGCAGCGGCGAGTCTTGTGGATACCCGTGTGATTATGACTGAAGCTGGTGTTGTGCCTTACTATGAGGGGCAAGCACTCAAGCCAGAGATTGACACATTCCTTGCAGAACTGGGATTTTGGGAATTAACGCCTGCATTTCAAATGGCACATGAGTTGGAAGCCAATGCGGTTTACCTAAACAGTAGATTTTATCCCAAGCACGGTTGACAACGGCATACTAGATGCTATGTATAACGCATAGACAACACACACAGGATACACGCTATGGAAATCCAGGAACTGCACGAAAAAGCCACTGACGCTGCTCGCGTCGCTGCCAATGAACTGCACAGTGAAATTGGCGAAAGCTATCCTTGCGGCTTTGCATGGGTCACCTACTACCCTAAACACAAAGGCAATACCACTGCTGGCAAAGCTGAGCGCAAACTGTTTGAAAGCATTGGCTTTAGCCAAGATTGGACTGGCAAAGCTTGGCAACTGTGGAACCCTTCCAAGCACATGACGCAGAACGTTGATGTAAAAGAAGCCGGTGCTCGTGCCTATGCTGAGCTGATGAAAGCCGCCGGCTACGCAGTGTCAGTTGGCTCTCGTTTGGATTAACAGATACTACAGGGTTAACAGCAGACAGCGCAATAAATATTGCGCTGTCTAATGGAGCGATTGCATGAGATTATTAGAAATAGCAAGCGGTTATACCAGTATTGATCAAGAAGACGACAACGGTAGTCTTGAAGGATATGTAGTAGACACTGCACAGCCGCAACTGGTAAATTATCTCACTGCGCAAGGTGCAGACAGCAATCTTATTGATTCAATTGCTAATAAATTTTCACGTATTGCTGTCATCAGAAACATCTGGGTAGATGAAGACCATAGAAACAGTGGCATAGGCAGTTTTTTACTTGAATCTGCTATAAATGCTGCATTTGCCGACGGTGCAGAAGCTATTGTATTAGTCGCAGATCTAAATGAAGACAATGCACAACTTGGTAAAAGTTTAGACACATGGTATCAAGGTTGGGGGTTTCGTACAATTGGCCGCGCTGGCAACGATCCCATAATGTTGCTGATTGCCGATTAATTTAATTTTCAATATCATATGATATTCCATTGACACCTACTGTACAGCATGTTATGTGTTGCGTGTAAACAATGAGGAGACTAACATGCGTAAACTTGCAAGCGTTCGGCGTATTACCGATATTCAGCCCATCGAAGGTGCTGATGCAATTGAAGTAGCTGTTGTAGACGGCTGGAAAGTAGTCATTAAGAAAGACGAGTTTAAGATTGGCAGTCTTGCAGTGTACCTTGAGATTGATTCTTGGGTACCGCATGAACTTGCACCGTTCCTTAGCAAAGGCCAAGAACCTCGTGTCTACAACGATGTAAAAGGTGAACGCCTTCGCACTGTCAAACTTCGTGGCACTACTTCTCAAGGATTACTTTTGAAAATAGAAGATGTTTTTAAAGTTGTTGAAGTGGGCGGTATTACATATCTAAGTATGCCCGACTAAATACTATTAGACTACAATGATAGTATTATGCAGATATATAGAATATTAAATACAATCACAGGTAAATCGTACATTGGTAAATCAGTTGATTACATAAAACGATTCGAAGGTCACAAAAAGTGTGCATTAAACCATAAAAATACACGATTGTATGATTCAATGAATCATCATGGCATTAATGCATTTACACTAATACTTGTTGAAGAATTGGGCGATGTATCTCGTCAAGTTGCTAATGACCGAGAAACTTATTGGGTAACTTATTTTAATACTGTAATACCGCATGGTTATAATATGACTAAAGGTGGAGATGGGGGTCATACATTAGAGCATTGGTCCGACGAAGATCGTTCTGCGTTGTATAAACAGCAAGCATTAACACGAACAGGTAGTAAACGTACAGATGCTGCAAAACGAAATATAAAAGAAGCGTCTATAAAACGTGAAGCTAGCAGAACTGTCGAAGATAGAATTAACATATCACAAAAAATTAGTGATACAAATAAGAAAAAAGGAATATCACCACCGGATCATACCAAATGGAAAAAAGGTCAGATTGGCACATTTACAGGTAAAACACATACACAAGAGTCTCGTACAAAAATATCTACTGCAAGGGCAGGTAAAACTTATGACGAATTATATGGTCTGGATGAATCTGCACGTCAACGGTTGTTACGTAAAAACAAATGGTCTGCTGAAAATAATCCAAGATATATCGAATTCTCAACTGATAAAAAACAGCAAATAATAGAATATTTGTCTACACATAAAATAAAAATGAAAGATATAATCACACTATTTTCTATATCTGAATTCAAACTCAGACAATGGTTTAGAGAAATTGGTGTTGACAATTATCAACAGCTATGCTACAAGTTGATTGACGATAGCTGGGAACAATACTGGAGAATCAAATGCTCATCGAACTTAAAGACGGGTTAGACGTTACCGAACTGCTTGGCATTCAAAAGTGGGAAGCGGTTCTGCCTGCACAGTTGCAAGGTCAAGCTGCCGGTATGTTTCCCACAGACTTGATCCCCAAGACTGATCAAGAGCGTATTCAAAACTGCTTTGGTGAAATCCAAAAGCGGTCAAAGCGGTTTGCTACCGAGAAGGTATGGAACGCAGAGTCTCAAACTCTTGAAGAGCATCCTGTTGAGGTGCCTGCTGACTTCCGCGAACCTACCTACGAAGTCACCATGAAGCTGGACGGTTCGAGCTGCACAATCTTTCGTTGGGAAGGCGAACTGCGTGTTTGCAGTCGGAACCTTGAACTCAAGATCAACGAAGAGAATAAAGACAACACTTTTGTTGCTATGGCTCTCAAGATTGGAGATAAAATTCCCGACGGTATTGCTGTGCAAGGTGAAGTAATGGGTCCAGGTATTCAAGGCAACCGCGAAGGCTTTAAAGAACACCGGTTCTTCGTGTTTGATATGTTCGACATCAAGAAGCATGAGTACATTCCGCCTATCATGCGGCGGCATGTGTGCGAAACTCGTGGTCTTGAGCATGTTCCTGTGATCCATCACTCTTTTATTGCGCCTGCTAGTGTTGAGGCCGGCCTTGCTATGGCAGAAGGTCCCAGCATCACGCACAAGATCCGCGAAGGTCTTGTGTGGAAGTGCAACGAAGATCCCGGCTTCAGCTTTAAAACGATTAGCAATCAGTTCCTGTTGAAAAACGGGGACTGATTGGAAAACGTATTCGCCATGGCAGCAGTTGGTGCATTTATTGGAATAATATTTGCAATAACAATTGGAGTAACTATTTCACACCACGAGCATCGAATTCTAGATCAGTATAATGCCCACGCTGAAATCCGATTCAACGACAGAATGGAAAAACTTGACAAGATCGAAGCGTTGATAATCGAATTGAAAAACAGAGACTACGAATGACACAAATTAGACCATCGGGAATATGGCAGGATTTAGAGCCCAGTGACATCAGACGCACAGTGGCCTATGTTGCCAAACAGAGCTCCGACGGCTACAGTTGGCCCACCTATGAGCGATTCATTGCGATTTTGAAACTAACCGACAACGCAATGTGGAAAGACCATTACAGTCTTTGCAGTCATGTATATCACATGTACATTGGCAAGTGGGCAGGATGGTGGGAACTGTCTTGGGACGTATTCCCCGACGATGATTCAGACCTGTACCCTATCCAGCTAGTGACTGTGTCATTGGCCAATACTGAACACACGCATTTCCCCTCTTTACTTGCAGAGCTCAATCTGTTTAAATCCGCAAGTGAAGCTAAGAAGAATGGGTGGTCAAAACCGTTGACAACTGGTGACTTCTTCTTTAAGAAGAAGACATACATATTACGTGTGTCGGAGTAATAAAAATGATCTATGTGGTAATGAGACGAGACCGTAATGTAGAACGAGTAGACGCTGTCGCTGCGTTTGATAGCCACTTGGATGCATACAACTATGTAAACAAAATTGACGATGGCAGCGAACGATATGCATACCGTATAGACTCTGTGCATCGCAATCCCACTATATAAGGTAACGACAATGGAAAAACGCAGCATCTTTACACATGCACGTCGTGGGCTTGGCACCCTGCATTACTTTGGACCACACCCTGGTGTAAAGATAGCGTTGTGGCTGATTTTAATCACTGGCCTTGCTTGTATGCCGCACGGTGGTGTTTTTGGATTTGCGGTAGGTGTGTGCGTGAGTTGTGCAGTATATGTTCCTATGCTGTTGGCAAGCAGTATCAAGCGTAGCAAGGAACACGACCGCTACGAATATACCAAATGCAAGAACATGGAAACAGCATTGAAACGAGATTGGACAGTGTGATGCGTTGTCGTAGACCCTATTGTAACAACGAAGCTGTGCAAGGTCGTGTTCCCAACCTATGCAAGGAACATCATGCTGACCGCAAACGGCGGCAGGATGCAACATTTGCATTTCCCAAGTGCAAAGGCTGTAATGAACGTACAGGGCATGAAGATGGTTATTGCACCAGTTGCCAACGAGAAATTGAACGACAGAATGCACTGGCTAGAATTAGATTGCAGCGCCGGGCAGACTTGCGCGACTGTGCTACAGTTGACGAACTGCGCAACTGGATAGAAGAACATCTCTTACAAGGATTAGAACCATGAGCCAATACGATTTACAAGATTTGATTCGCAGACATGTGGCTGTTGCCAACGACTATCAGCAACGATCCACACGTCGTGCCAACTATCAACAGCATTTGGTTACAATGAGTGTGTTTCACACTCATACTGCCGAAGCTCTTAGAGAGTATGCAAACATAGACGCTAATCAGCGTGAAATGATATTGCAAGCATTGAGCGATGCAGGGCAAGCAAGTGATGCATACGATGCACAGCTTCGTGCAGAACGTGAACGCGACATGTACAAACAGGCTGTGGTTGATCTCTGTGTGGAATTTAGCGGTCATAACAGCAGTGCTTACACTCGTGCAGTGAGTCTTTTAAACGGCGTCCCCGTTGAAGACACGGTAAACATCACTGCACTAAAAGATCATAACCGCCAGTTGATCGCCGCATTGAAACCATTTTGGGATTTTGCCAAGCATGGTGTAGATGCCAATGGATGGATAGACAACAGTGGTGGTTCACACATCGGCCGTAATTTTGGACCAGAAGATTTTTGGGCTGTGAAGAAGGCCATGGCTGTTAACATTCCCGAATTGCTACCATGTCCATTCTGCGGCAAAGATGATCTCACTGTTATGGAAAACGGTGAACGAGAATTGTCTGTGCATTGTGAAGACTGTGATGCAGATGCGTCACTGGAACGTTGGAATCGCCGTACTACAAAATAACATGAATGCCGTGGTGATACAATGATAGACTTTGCAAGACTACAACCTGGTACAATCCTGTATCATGTAAAAGAAACTAACCAGTTTTTTAGTCGCGACAAAATCACCATGACTGATGCAGATGGCATTGAATGGTATAGATATGACCGTCCGCTCTTTACATTTGACATTACAGAGTATATGCATACTGGTACAGTGATTAAGATAATACAGGGAACGGTGTCTAATCCAGAAGACTATGAAACAGAGTACCACCTGGAAGAAGCTGTTACTGGTAACACAGAATACTGGGAAGAACCGGATGGCTTTTTCGAAGATTGCTATCTTACACTAGAAGCTGCGCAACAACGTATCAAAGAACTCCAAGAGGACCGCAAACATGACTAAAGTGTACGTACTGATCTACGACGCCGACAATGGTAGTCGAGAAGACTGCAACATTTTCTATTCTCCAATTGAAGTGTTTGCAGATACTGCAACACGTGAACAGCGTATTGATTATGTGTCCAAACATAGTCGATATGAAGTTGGATACCGAACCGAAGACTTGGAGTTTGAAACTACTCATGATTTTGAGTTGCCATACAATCTCAAGCCAGATGATGATGACGACGACAACAATGTATCAGACTACAGGGTGCCATCTGACCCTACGCAGTATCTGTTCTACGCTTACAAAGATGAAAGTCCGTGGAACGGTGATACCGGCGAAGATGACCTTTCTACTATGATTGCTATTTGCCCAGAAGACTATTTTAAGAAAACTGGCTATCAATGGGATCAACACACGCCGTTGGACTTCAGCGATAAAATCAGCGAAGTCCAAGAAGGCCAGTTTGAATACGACGGCACGATTGAAGAAGCTCGTGCAGAACTGCTGGCCATGGGTCTTAGAGAAGACGCTGCATATACAGCTTTTGTACAAAAACATAACCAGCACGACGACGATGACGATGCGGCAACTGCTGCACCTACGGTTACACCGCACATGCCGCCTGTGGAAGCAGAAGAAGCCGACGATTTCAAATACGGCGACAGCAGCTGGCTCAGTGTAGATCCCGAAGAATACTTCTTCTATGCAACGCTGGGTAAAGATCCCACGGGTGTTCGTGCTACACTGGTTTATATCGTTCCTGTGCGTTACTGGGATATCAACCACACTGTTTGCGATCAACAAGGCCGCATTGACTTGCCAGATGGATTCGAACTAGTTGGTGTTAACCAGTATGTGTTTAATGGGTCACCCAGCGCGGCTCGTATGTCACTGCGTGAACTGGGACTGGTTGACAACATTGCATTTGCTGATGAAGTTAAACAGACAGCTGAATAACTGCAAATAAAACGGACAACAACAATGGCCAAGACTATCATTCATGTTAATCAACATGTGATCAAACGCAATGCCAAGAATGATCAACGTGAACCTGTGTTTACTGTTAAACAGGGACGTAAGAACACTTATGCGCATGAAGTAGTGATTGACGGGCCCAGCAGAGTAGTGTATAGTCCGGATAAGCCATTGAGCTGCGGTGCCAAGGTATGGATAGAAACCGAAAGCACCGTAAGCTTTGTGGGAGATACAGTGGTATTGGGAGAACCGCAATGTTGAACATCATCTGGGCAGGATGGTACAAGAGCAGCACGTCCGACAAATTGTGGGGCGTGCTCAGGCGTGAAGATGGTGCATACTATAACTTCTGGTGCAAGCGTGGTGCTCGTATGCAGTTCAAGTTGGTAGCCACGGACAAGTATCGTCACAAAGCTGACAAGGGCTACAAGCAGATTGATCTGGCTACACTGGACAGTATCTATCCGGGCTTCATGGAAGAAGCAAACACTCAATTGATTTTTGGAATACTATCAGGAACTGTACGATGATCACACTCAAATGGCATCAGCTGCCACCCAACAACTTAGACATGATTGACGCAGCAGTTCGCCGAGATCTTGCCAGTCCACTATATCATGATCTCTATGACACACCCAGCAACTTGATTACACATACTGTGTTCCTAGACGAATTGTTTGATGAAGGTCCGGTTGTGCATGTATGGGGCGAACCGGGCGATGATACACAATTCCATTGCCGCTGGGAACCCCAATGTCGATGGGTAGCTGTTGACGCAATACGGACTGTGTAAATGTTTCTGCATGTGTTCGACATGGATCGATTCTATACTATGGATGGCGCTGAAACAACTAAACTTGCTACTAGACTGACCAAGTATTATGAATTTCAATGCGATGACAGAGTGGCTGTTCATGTTGTATATCGTAATCGTGGATTCAAATATGCTGCCACCTACAATCAGTTTGTAGACTCTGCCGACGATGTGTTATATTGGTGTCAAAGTCTTGCACCCGACAGCTATCTACTCGGTCATGGCGGCGCTATACTGTTTAAAGATCCCACGGTTGCAACACAATTTAAATTGACGTTTGGGTGATACAATGAATACATTACGGCAACATCGATCATTCTTTGGCATACCTGCCGAAGAATTCAGTTACCGACAGGGCAGACTAGCATATGAGTTCTCAACAAAGACACAGCCGTGGATTGAAGAACACATCGGCAAGCTTGGTGAAGATTGGTTTGTTGAACTAGACTGCGAAGCTGACAGCCTACGGCTGAGTTTCAAAGATGATGAAACCGAAGTCTACTTCAAGCTGAGCTGGATGCAGATGGAACACGACGATGACTGATGCCGAATGGGGTTTTCCAGATTACACTGCTCACTGGACTGAAATCCGTTGTGATTTGACTACTGATCGTTTAGAAGTTACAACTTGGTTACGTGCCAATATCAGTGGCAAGTACAGTGGGTGGCGTAGTCGGTGGCGATTCCAGAAAAAGTCGGACGCGGCGTTGTTTCTTCTAACGTGGCAATAAGGATTTTTAAGAAACTATGGTGGCGCTGGATGCCAGGTGTAACAATACAGTTGCCATGGCCACCAATATGCACAGTTACAGACGAACATGGTATACACAAAAACATATCAGACCCTGACCATTATTATCTGCCATGGTTTGAAGAGAATTGTGGTCGTCAAGGCTGGGATTGGGATTGGTATATAGTTTTTCAACGAGATGTGTTTAGAGTATACAACACCCCGTACCACGTGGACGATGTAGTAGAAGTTAAATTTAGAAAAGGTAAGGAGTCAATAGCAGTGCTAGCTAAACTGCGATGGTTATAATATGATCAGCAAAGAATATACAGTTTCACACGACAAATATGATCGCAAAGCAATTGAAATTATGCGATCTTGGTGCAATCAATATGTGGGCAAAGCAGCAGACAGCCGAGATGCAGTAACAGCACAAACGCCATGGATTATGTCCCGCAACAATCACTCAACTACATTCCACTTCTGTAAAGAAGAAGATGCAATGACATTTGCAATGCGCTGGTTATAATGGATGTTGAAGACGAACTTGCTGGAATTCTGCAAGATGAAATCAACAAAGAAATCATAACACAAATTCGTGTTGCGACTCATATTGAAAATGGGTGGCATTTGATTATCAGTGATGCACCCATGGAAGATATTGGAGGCTGGATGCAGACAAATATTCAAGACGAGTGGCGTGTGTTTTTTAGTAATTGGTTATTCAAGGATGCTAAAGATGCAGTGCTGTTTAGATTGACATGGGGCTGATAAAATACCGTACCAGTCCAGAAGCATTGGATGCTGCATACGCAGAATGGTATATGCGCAATGCAATGATTACGCCTTATTATAGTAAATGGCGTAGAACGTACCAACAAACATATAGACTAGACAGAGTAAATCAAATGTTTGAACTCTGGGTGCAAGAACAGGGCGGCAGAATACTGCAAGAGAACAAGCGGCGATTTATAGAGTTTGACGACGAAAGCTTGCGATTGCAGTTTGTATTAACTTGGTGCAGCTAGCATGCTGATATTTGATGATGCTATAGATCATCTTGGACTTTATATGGACATAATCAATATATATTTCACAGACGCTCAATATGATATCAGAGAAATACATGAAATAGATCGGTGGGCCACCGATAACTGCGCATGCTATCATGGTGTTAAAGTAATTGATGTTAGTGATTTTAGTTTGTTGCACGATTACACATACGAATTTCACTTTACATCGCAGCAAGATGTGTTATTGTTTAAACTAACATGGACATAACAGTTAAATATCAGTATGATAAAACATAAAATAATCTCATGCGGCGTGGTAATAACCAACGGCACCGAAATACTGATCTGTCATCCAACAGGTCATTCACAAACTACTTGGGATCTGCCTAAAGGTAGGCAGGACCCCGGTGAAGAAACCATCACCACTGCTGTTCGTGAACTGGCAGAAGAAACCGGTATTCACATCACAGTGGATCAAGTTGAATTGATAGGCGAATACGAATACAAGCATACCAAAACACTGGTATTGTTCAAGCACACAGTTGAAACTATGCCAGATGTCGCAACGCTGCACTGTCCTAGCGAGTTTGAATTCAATGGTGCGATGATCAAAGAAATGGACGACTATGCAGTGGTTGGTATTGAACAGGCATTTTCAATGGTGAACCCTGACTTGGAACGAATACTGCGGTCTATTTTCAAAACTGGTTAACATGCAGTTGAAAATTAAGCATAGTGTAAATCATCAATATGTTCACTCTGCGTATCCAGAGGAATGGTCATATCATATGCAGCAGATAGCAAACGATCGTACTGACTATTTTTTCATACACGACATTGGGCAGTTTGTATCAGATACTATATATCAAGGTTTTCGCTGGGATATATTTGAGACGGTGCTTTATAGAAATCCCATCGTAATACTAAGCGCTCATGCAGAAGGACCTAGTTGGATACATGTAAAGACCACAGTTGAACACATGATCAACCACTATGGCATAGACTCTCGCAGAATTGTACTATGGTCTGGTAGTGCAGCAGATAGCAACGAACCGATTGTTACAGCTACATCATATCATATGTTTGTTATTACAATAGATGAGCATGCTGTTCTAAATCAAAATTCTCTCACGCATCACTATGCAATGCTGGCCAGGGTTCATAAAACACATAGAGTTAAAGCTGCTGTAGAACTACTAGAGCGTGGACTAGACTGCTATGGTAAAATTTCTTGTGGTTCTGGTGGATACGGCGAAATTTCAAGAGATCAATACGACAAACATGTACCTGCAAAATGGCAAAATCGGTTTCCAATGTTGCTAGATGGCTTAATTATGAACTCTGATCTACGACAGTACAATGGGCCTTTGCAACTAACTGAAATCACTGGCGCTTTTTTTCAAATAATACCAGAAACTGCACACGAATGGGATGCACCCGGATGGGTATTGCCGTTTCTAACTGAAAAATCTGGCAAATGCTTTTTACTCAAACAAGTACCTATATGGATAAGCTGTGTTGGACAGGCCAAAATGGCTAGAGATTTGGGATTTGACTTATTTGACGATCTAGTGGACCATGCATATGATACCGTAGCAGATCCCACTGTGCGATTAAACATGGCGATGGATCAAGTTGAACGACTATGCAATATGCCGTTGCAGCAGTTGATTGAATATAGAACAGACAATGCAGCGAGATTCCAACACAATTATCAATTGCTGTTGGATATCAAATATAATTTGCAAGATATCAAACACAAAACAATCTTAGCTGCACTAGACAAATGCAGCAGATAATGGTATAATCGCATTATGATTGAT